TATATCGTTAACGAGTTAAGTTCTATAATACCTGATATAAGCACTTCTAAGGTTACTTTGAATTCTAATGGTAAAAATAAAGACGGTTCATCAGGTCCAAACCCTCCTTCACCTAATCTATTTTCTGATGGAGGGGGAGACCCTAAATCGTTTAAAAAAGATGGGAATAGAGACTTTAACGGACAAGAACCACATAACTCACCAAACGAATATGAGCAATACAAATATTGTGTAATACAACTAGCGGTTAAATTTGATTATGATACAGGAGGTACTGACCCTAAACCTCCCTCCACACTTGGTGAATGGGGTATTAAGATAGTACCTGAAGGGGGTAGTGGAGGTGGAAATAAAAACCGTATTATCTTTAACCGAATAAAAAAGGGTGGTGGTGGATTTTTTGAAGATAGTGGTGGTATAGGTTGTGCAGCATATAATTAATGAAGTTTATAAATCTATTAATAGAAGGTAAAAAGGAGCGTATAATAGATAAGTTCCGAAGTCAACTCGAACCATTAGGTGACGAATCGATACAATACGCCGAAAAGATAATAGACCAAGACCCAAGTGCAACTAAGAAGTATTCTGAGTGGGCAATTAAACAATTTATAGAAGAAATAAAAAACCCTACATCTACAGTTGTAGGTGGAGGAGTACCAAACAGAGTCGCTGATATATTAGAGACCTATATCAAAAATTATCATAACATTATTGACCGTTTATCAACTCAAAAAGTTGATGATATATTTAAAGTTTTAAACTTATCCGGAAAATTTAGCAGTGAAAGTACTGAAAAGAAAATAAAGTTAAATCCAAAAGATATAACATCATTTGACACTATTAACGATTTATTTCGGTTTGTAAATAGGTACGATGATTATTTAAGTGAAATAAAAACTAAAAGTGAAGTAAAAAAAGAAGTTGAAAAGGTTTACGAGGACAATAGATTTTTAATTATACGACCTTTATCCCACAAATCATCATGTTACTACGGGGCGGCTACCAAGTGGTGTACTACGACAGAAAATAACGATGACTATTTTAACAAATATACGTCAAGAGGTAAGTTATATTATATAATTGATAAAAAGTCTTCAGATAGAACGTATGGTAAGATGGCTCTTTTGGTACCATTTGGTAACGGGACTCCTGAAATTTATAATCAACAGGATGGTGGTGAACGATACACATTTTTGTTAGAGAGGTTCGCACCGATTAAAGAAGAAATTAAGAAACTAACCGAACGGGGTGATGATTATGAAACCTTAAAGAAAATTAAAAACAATCCTAAAATTACGATGTATGAAGGGCTAACCTCACATTTTTTTGATAGGTTTGATGGTGAAAACGCGATTTTTAATTTCAGTAATGAACTTAAGAATTATTTGGACTTTATGGAAGATGAGATTGGTGAAGATGCGATAGATTATTATCTATGGGCATATGAAAACCCTAATGGTGATTTCTTTTATGAGACATCGAGATTTGATGAAGATATGAGGGAAGGTTATCCTCTTTATGTGTTAACACCTGAACATATAGATATATTACGTTCTATTGTTGAGATAATAGAACCTGAGTTGTTAGAATCTTTTGATGGTAGTGAAATTAAACGTGATGGTGATTGGGACGTAAAATTATCGGAATTTATAAAAGACCGGTTACCAAAACTATATGAAGATTTTGGTTATTTGTATTCTGAGTCGGAGGATAGGTCTATACATGAAGGTGTGATAAAACATATTGAAGATGAAATATGTAACCTTTATGATGAAATAGGATTAACAAAAGTTGACGATGAAAATTGTTTTGGTCAATATAAAATTAGTATTGATAAACTTATTGATATCTATGAAGATAATTTAGATTATAATAAAGAATTGTCCTCGGAGCAGGTTTTGGAGAATATAATCCAACAGAATGTTTATTTGAACACATATTTTATGGATAGTGTAAACGAATATCAGGATTTGGACGTGTTTAGTGACTCGTTTAACAGTGATATGACAAATCTATTAGAAAACACTTTAGAAGGTTTAGAAATGGATGAGGATATTGTTACTAACGCAACTGAGTATAGAAGTATATTAAACTACATCAGTAAAAAGTTCGGGTTAAATCGACCATACCCAATAAAAACTGCAGAAGACGAAACTCAAATAATTTTCACCGGAGTAAACCCAAAAAACTCAAAAATTAATTTTGATTTGGTAAAACCTGACGGTGAAAGAAAAAAGGGAAGTGCGAAATTGACAACAATAATTAAACTGTTGAGCAACTACACACTTTTTGAACCTTTTTAAACCTCTTCATTCTCCAACAGACGCTCCCGAATAAGGAGGTACAACTCACCCATATCCTTTAAACTCAAAGACACTACATCACCGGTGGATTTAGACTCAATCTCAAGTTCACTTTCAGAGATGTGAAAGTAGTGGTTATCACCGTCAACCCAATCAGGGTAATCGTAACAATCATCCTCATCTTCATCTTCGTAGTTAGCAAACAAATTACCTTGACTGTAGTAATCAGTAGTAGGACGAACGTAAGTATAGTTAAACTTACTATTACCGAGTTCTTTTACAACTCCAACGGCTAAGTTAAAGGCGTCTTCCACGTCTTTTACAACAACAAACTCAGAAGAGGTATGCATGTTGTAGTAACCACAAGAGAAGTTGATACAAGAGAAGTCACCCTTCATTTTGATTTGAGATACATCGGTATAGGGGTGTGACTGTTGATAAGGGGAAACACCCATTGTGTTTTCAAAGACGGGGATAATACGACTAATAAAATCACCTTTATTTTCATATAAACGAACCCCCGAACAAACTTCGGTAATTAAATGATTTCCAGGTGCGTCAAATTGAATCGCATATCCCACGTCTTTAAGGAACTCCACATCACACTCTTTCGAGCCGTGGCAACCAGTCTCTTCAGATACGAAAAGACCGACCTTTACATGTGACAAAGTGCGAAGGAGTTCGAGTGCCAAAAAAACACCACATTTATCGTCACCACCGATTCCCGTTGGATTCCCTTGTGGAGTGTATCCCTTTAGAGATAAGTTTAGTTCTTCAGTAAACGTTCGACCAAAAGTGGGTGGTTTTTCGAGATTCTCCTCCTCAACAACAATGTCTTCAACCAGTTCATGAACCGTATCAGTATGTGCAACAAACATCGGATAAAACTCACCATCAGGTAATGTACCTTTAGTGGCGTAAACGTTATTCATCGGGTCATTGTAATACGTTACACCATCAATTGTCTCAAGAATATTAATAATGTAGTCTACCATCCCATCTTCCTTATAGGTTTTGGTTGGGATTGAAAGTACTTCTTTGAGACGATTAAGTTGTTCGTTGTTCATTTGTGGTTGATTTATATACAAATATACAACAAATATTTCATTAAAACAAAAAAAAGGGGAATTATTTCCCCTTTTCTAAAACAACCTCCTCTTCTCCTTTCATTTTCAACTTACAAGATAACCCCTCAACGATATTACCTCTAAGAACTTCTTCTGAAATCAAATCTTCGATTTTCTCTTGAATTGCTCTTTTAATTGGTCTTGCCCCGTATTTTTCATCAAAACCTACCTCTGATAAGAACTTTTTAACTTTTTTATCGATGGACACTACATAACCTAGTCGGTCAAGTCTACGGTTTAGTTTTGACAACTCAATCTCCACGATTTGTTCTACTTCGCTCTCTCTGAGAGGATTAAACACCACTACCTCATCTACACGATTCAAGAACTCAGGAGTAAAATGGTTCTTCAATTCTTTCTCCAACAAAGACTTTTTCATCGCTTCATTATTTGAGATTCGTGTGGTAGTATCGAATCCAACACCTGAACCGAAGTCCTGAAGTTTCTTAACACCTAAGTTAGAAGTCATAATAATTAGACAGTTTCTAAAATTAATTTTTCTACCGAAAGAATCTGTTAGGTGACCGTCATCCATCATTTGTAGTAGGATGGAAAAGATGTCCTTGTTTGCCTTTTCAATCTCATCAAACAATACTACAGAGTATGGTTTGTTTTTAACTGCTTCGGTTAATTGACCTCCTTGGTCGTACCCAACATAACCTGGAGGTGAACCAATCAATCTACTCATAGAGAACTTTTCTTGGTACTCAGACATATCTACACGAATTAAGGACTCTTCATCTCCAAATATTTCTTTCGCTAATTGTTTAGCTAAGTGTGTCTTACCAATACCTGTAGAACCCAAGAAGATAAACGAACCGATTGGTCGATTAGGGTCTTTAATACCTACACGGTTTCTACGGATTGCCTTTGAAATCGTTTTAACCGCTTCTTCTTGACCAATAACTGAGGAATTAAGATTATTCTCCAAATCCAACAAACCTTCTTTATCCTCCGCGTTCAACTTAGATAGGGGTATTTTAGTCATATGTGAAACAACATCGTAAATCATATCTTCAGTAATTTCTTTACGTTCCTCATCTTTTTTAGAGTCGAAGATATTTTTTTCGTACTCTAATTTTTCTATAATCTTTCGCTCACGGTCACGAAGTTGAGCAGCTTCTTCATATTTTTGACTTTTTACTACTTGAATCTTTTTATCCTTAATTTCAAGAGCTTCATTACGTAGTTCTTCAATAATTTCAGGAAGTTTAATGTTGATTTGAGCTCTGGCGCCAACCTCATCCATAATATCGATTGCCTTATCAGGGAACTCCCTATTAGTTACGTAACGGTCTGCGAGTGTTACACAAGTCTGAAGAGCTTTATCAGTATATATTACTTTATGGTGGTCCTCATAACGAGATTTTAGATTCTGAAGTATCTCTAACGTCTCTTCGGTAGTTGAACCATCAACCATTACCTTTTGAAATCTTCGTTCCAAGGCACCGTCCTTCTCGATGTTCTCACGGTATTCATCAAGAGTGGTCGCTCCAACACATTGTAGTTCACCTCGTGCCAATGCGGGTTTAAAAATGTTAGAAGCGTCAAGGGAACCAGATGTATTACCTGCACCGATAATAGTGTGAATTTCATCAATGAAGATAATAATATCGTTATTATCTTGAAGTTCATCAAGAATTACCTTAAGTCTTTCCTCAAATTGTCCACGGTATTTGGTACCCGCAACTATAGAAGTCATATCTAAAGACACGAGTCTTTTATCACAGAGATTTTGAGGACAATCACCCTCAAAAATCTTCATAGCCAAACCTTCAACGATTGCGGTTTTACCACAACCAGGTTCACCGATTATAATTGGATTATTCTTTTTCCTACGAGAAAGAATCTGAGCGATTCTTTTAATCTCACTGTCCCTACCAATTACTGGGTCGAGTTTTCCCTCAGATGCTAGTTTAATTAAATCTCTAGAAAAATTATCAAGTACAGGTGTCTTAGATGTACTCTGTTCTTTCTTTTTTCTCGGTCCTTTGTCGTTTGGGTCTACTGATTCAATCATATTTTAAAAATTATTTAATTCAATTATAGTAAAGATTATACCAATAAATCAACTATTGACATTCTGTCAGTTAATTTTTAAGTTACATGACATAATGTCAGTCTAATGGTATAATTTATCGTTTGGCACGATATTGATAATATGAGTGTAAAATTAATAAACTTAAATAAAAAAACCAAAAATGTTACGTAGAAAATTTAATTTTAATGACTTGTTATCTGAGTTTGACTCATTATTCGATGGATTTGGTTCCTATAACAATCCTATGATAGTAAGGGGTAAAAAGGATGTTGATAGTGGTGAAGATGAGAATGGAGCATGGACAAAAGAAACATTCACATCCGAAGATGGAACATATCAAATAACCTCCATTTACCGTTACAGTGACTCAACACACAAAAAAGATTCTATCGAAGTTTCTTCGTTAAGAGATAAAATGAATAAGGCTGTAGAATCACAAGATTACGAAACCGCAGCTCAGTTGAGAGATAAGATTATTTCTATCGAATCTAATAAAGAAAAGATTCAAGAGATACAGTCTCAACTAGACGATGCAGTGTCTAAACAAGATTTTGAAAAGGCAATCAAACTTCGAGATAAAATTAAGAAGTATAATTCCTAATAAAAAACCCCTCATACAAACTGAGGGGTTTTTTTACTCTCTCAAGTATTTATAGTAAAATATTATTATGGAGAATAACATATTAAATGAAGTCAAACGTAATCGTGAGTTAATGGGTTTAAATGAAGAAGTTATAGAAGAACAGGGTATTATAGACGCGATAAAGAGAGGAATTGATAAGGGTAAAAAATTTATTAAAAATATTTTTAATAAAAATAATGACATGGAAGATGTCAAACCATTAGAACAAGAACCTGAAGAACTAAATTCAGGTTCAGTAGAAGGAGTTAACTATAATATATATAAAGACGATACTATATTTTATTACGATTCGATAAATGAACATATTGCCAGAACAAAATTAGAAATGATTTTAGAAGAGTTAGGTATTAAGAATATAGTGTCATATCCATATGCTAGGTCTCACGATAATATAAAAGTAGAAACCACTTCAGGAACTGTAGATGGATGGAGAGCCCAATATACAATACCGAATAAAGATTTAGAAGAATACTTTAATACAGAAGAATAAAATGGCTATTAAAACAGAAAGAATATTAGGTAAGAAGATAATCTGTGAGATTGATTCAACAACTCTCATAGAGGCTGAGTACGACACCTCAAACGGAAAGTTATTGGTCACATTCAAAGGTGACGTTAAATATGAATATGAGGATGTACCACACTCAGTCTTTACCAAGTTTAGAATGGCCAAGTCACAAGGTAGTTTTTTTAATAAAGAAGTTGCTAAAAAATTCACCTACAATAAAATAGAAAAAAATGGATAATATAATTAGTAGTTTTTTTGTTAAAGATTCTTTGAATTCTGAGATTTGGAGTGACCACGATAATATTGAAGAATCAAAAATGAAGTCCGAGATAAGAGACGGTTTATTAGAGATTGCAAATGAGTTCATAGAATTCTTGGGGTTTGATATTTTTGTTCAAGATGTTACAATGACAGGCTCATTAGCAAACTTCAATTGGTCGGACTACTCAGATATAGATTTACACATTATATATGATTTTAAGGAATCAGGAGAGCAAGAAGAATTATTCAAAGATTTATTTAATTTAAAAAAGACTATATTTAACTCGCAACACGACATAACAGTAAAAGGTTATGAAGTTGAGTTGTACGTTCAAGACATGAATGAACCTCACATGTCCACTGGTGTGTACTCTGTTTTATACGACGAGTGGTTAGAAAGACCTGAACCAAAAGAAGTTAAGATAGATAAAAAGAAAATAGAAGATAAATCACAACAATGGATGGACATCATTGATAATACAATAGAAGATTTGGAGGTTGGTGATTTAGAGAATTCAGTAGAAATGTTAGATTCCGTAAAAGATAAAATTAAAAAATTTAGGACTAGTGGTTTAGAAAAAGGGGGTGAATATTCTTACGAAAACTTAGTTTTTAAATTTTTAAGACGTAACGGATATATTCAAAAATTGTTTGATAATAAAAATGATTTGATAGATAAGAACCTTTCTATACAAGAAAATTTAAAGTAATAGATAGTAAATATTAGAAAATACTAATTTATCACATATTTATTTATAAAAATATCATCATGGCAGGTTTTTCAGCATGTACTCAGAGTGCGTCTACTACGTACAATTTATATTCAGGGGATACTCCTACAGTACACCCTGTGGCATATACAGTAGTATATGACGACTCACTAAGTGGATACACGAACCAAGAAAGAGTACAATGTGGGGAAGTAAAACTTGGAGGTAATGGTGTGTTTATGTAATTAACGAATTTTAAAAAACAAAAATATGGCAGATTTAAACCCTTTAGGAAGTGAAAAATTACAAGGTATGGAAAAGATTAACCGTATCCTTGAGATTTCTCGTTATAACGAGTCTTCACAAAATGTAAATGAAAGTAGAGCCGACTATACAATACAATTAGCTGACGGTAACTTTTACGGTATCGTAAATGAAAAAAACGGTTACATCGTAAAATCAGGTATTAACGAATCAGAAATGGAATACCGTGAACCTATGCAGAATAGAAAGTTTCATAAGTCATATTCTCAGGCAATGAAACAGATAAATCTTTTAGCAGGTGAGTTAAATAGATTACACGAACATAGTGAAAATATTAATTTAATTGGTGAACAAAAAAAATTCGTGTTAAAAACTCCTGAATCGGAAATGAGTGATATGGGTGACGTATCAGAACCATCTATAGAACCATCACCAGAAGGGGGTGGTGAAGATTTAGATTTAGACTTAGATTTAAGTACTCCTGAAGGTGACGAAGAGTTGGATTTAGATATGGATTTAGGTGACGAATCAGAACCTGAGAGTATTGAAGGAGAGGAAGAAGACATTTCTTTCAGAGTAATTCAAAAACTAACTGGAAAGTTAGGTCAAAAATTAAGAACATTAGATTCTCAAGAAGGACTTTCTTCTGAAGATATCAAGTACGTTTTAAATTCGATTATATCTGCCGTGAATTTAGAAAACTTATCAGAAGAAGATTTAGAAGATGTTTTATCTAATTTTGAAGATGAAGAAATTGACTATGGTGTTGAGGGTGAGTTAGAAATCGAAGCAGGTGATGAAGAAGTCGATGACTTAGATTTAGATATGGGAGAAGAGCCTATATCAGATGAGGAATTAGGTGAGGGAAGTGATGTTGGACAGATTGTAGATGAGATATTCTCCGAGTCAAAAATTGAAAAGGTACTATCAAAGTATTTCGTTATTTCAGAAGAAGAGAAAAAAGACATTGAATCTAAAGACGTTAAAAGATTTATCACAGAGAAAGTAACTAAAGTAAAAGTTATCTCTGAAATTAAAGAGATGTCCGAAACTTTAGAACAAGAATTAACTTCAGAGTTTATTATGAAAGAAAATAAGGGTTCTAAGTTTTTAGGAAAAACAAATAAAAAGAATTTAATTTTCGAAATAGAAGGTAAACAATTGAAAGTATCACCTAATGGAGAATTAGTATGAAATTAATATACGTCAATGAATTGGGTCCCAACTATAAAGGGGATAATATATATGAGTTTATATTCTCTGACGTAGAAGAAGTATGGGGTGAGGATTGGGATTCTGAACCGGCTTCAGGTAAACCATTACCACCTAATGTTGAATATATTAAAAAAGTTGGTGTTTTGAGAAACTCAGATATTGAATTAGAGTTAGTTCAAAACTCTGACTTTTTTTCTGTTTATGACGCAGTTGAGGATGTTATATCTTTAGGATGGGAAAAATCTGATTCTGAGTTTGTAGTCGATAGTAACTATAAAAGATTAGTCTTTAGATACGGAGACACAGTAAAATCCGTAGAAGATAAATTATATGAAAGAGATATTGTCCTTTCTTATGAAAAAAGTTTTGTGACACATGAAGAATAAAGAACAAAAAATAGTAAGGCTATTAGAAGAAGGGTTTTCTTATGATACTATTAAGAAAATGAACGATTATCATATTAATAAGATTTATAAAAACCTTGTTAATGAGGAGGAAACTTCTACAGTAGAAAAAACAACATATAGTAAGTCTGAAGTACAGCAGATAAAAAATAAAAACGGAGGTATAAACGTTAATGGTACCGTTACACCGAACGATGATGGTTCAGTAACTGTAACACAGCAGATGGAAGAAGAAATAGATGACACTAATGCGTTAGGTAAATTAGCCATGCAAACCGCCACAGGACAAGAAATGCCTCATGATTCCGATGATATGGCACCTGATGGGATGGATGATGATTCTGATAATAACAGAAAAATGATGGCTAACGAAGAATTTTATGGTGATATTGACGAGGATGTTGTAATAGATGAGTTATTCGGAAACTCAAAGAAAAAAATGAAAAAACCTATCGGTACTTTAACAACTTTAGGTATGTTTGAAGAGACAAGTAAAGGTACGAAGTGTTGGAAAGGTTATGAGAAGAAAGGTATGAAGACTATGTTTGGTAAAAAAGTTCCAAATTGCGTTAAAAAAGAAAGTAAGGAAGAAAAAATTAGTCATCTTGAAGAAAGTATTGTATCTTTGATTAAGAAATCACAAGGTAAAATGTTAACTAAAAAAGATATTCTTTCAGAAGAACCTAAGATTGCACCCGCGCAACCCAAAGTCGACCCAGGGACAAAACCTGAAAGATTTAGTCCTTATAGGACTAAACCGGGTAGTAATCCAAAACCTAAAGCAGGTACAGAGGTCAAACCCGCGCAACCCAAAGTCGACCCAGGGACAAAACCTGAAAGATTTAGTCCTTATAGGACTAAACCGGGTAGTAATCCAAAACCTAAAGCGGGTGATGAGGGAGGATTACCAGAATTCCTTAAATTTAACAACTTAAATATCAAGTTTAGAGATGAGTGATTTAAAGAAAAAAATACAAAAAGCCGTACAAGAACAAATTCAGTACGATGGTCCTGAAAGAATGGACCGTGAGATAGAGAGAAAAATATCAAGTGGGGAGACTCCTATGTCGGATAATCCGGGTTTACCAGGTAAAGAAGAGGATGAATTTGATAATTCATTTTCTGAACTTATTGCGTCTGAAAGATTTAAAGAAGTTGTAGAGAAGGTTAAACGATATACTGGTATGGATGACGTATCAGGTCAAAATGCGTTTATGCAACTTCAGATGATGTTGATGCAAGCAGTACAAGAAGTGAAATCTATAGAATCCAATAACGAAGGGTTTTTAGAGCAATTAGCTGTTGATTTAGTGAAAAAGGAATTATCTATTCCTGACGACGCATTTCAATTCGATGTCGAGTTAACATCTATGCCAGGTCAGATTGACACTTCTCAAATGATATCAGAACCTGAGGAGCTTGATGATGAGGAGGTTCAACAACAGTTCGGTGTTAGTTCTGATGAGGCTGAGGATGATTTAGAAAACTTTATGGCAGCTTTTGAAAAGTTTGATTTAGAAAAGGCAAAAAGAAGATTTATAAATTCTTTAATTCAGGGAGCGTCTAAAAAAGGACACTACATGTTTCACCTGGTTGAAGAGCAACTTAATACTATAAACCCACGTCTACTTAACCTATATGGTGTATTAATGTCTATTAACGACCTATTGTATTGGATTATGCCTGACCAAATGATTATGTCAGCTGCTGGTGACGGAGAAGGTGTACAAGGTTCTGAAGAAATTGATGACACCACTGACCCTCCAACTATTAGAGCAAAAGGATTATTCTTCCCTGTGTTGGTTCACGAATTAATTAAGGGTGTTTATGAGGTGATGGGTACACATGGATTACCTGACGACCCAAGAGCCGCTGAGATGGTTGTAGGACAAACAGACACCTTACCATATGAAGTTTGGGATTTGAGATTAGGACCAGTTATTTGGAGAAAGTTCACCGAAGCGTACCCTGAAAAGTTGTATGAAGACGATATGGGAGAAATTCAAAACTATCTCTTCTCAAGATTCTCATCATTATCTACCGACGAGTTTTTCGAGGTTGCAAGATTAATACTATCAGGGTCCGATGACGGTAAAAAGATAGTGTCTAAAATGGTTAATGAAATTATTGAGGAACTTAAAAGGTTTGAATATGAAGACGCCATGTCACAATATAGTGACGAAGATGATGACAACGATGACGGACTTTCAGACTTATTAGGTGATTTAGGTATTTCTTTAACATAAATTCTTACTAAAATGTCTATATGGCGTTAACAAAAGAAAAAGTATTATTAGAGTATGCGAGGTGTGTAAAAGACACCTCGTATGCATTAAGGACATATCTACAAACTTACGACAACACGCAATCAAAGTATGTTCCTTTAAGGTTATTTCCCGACCAAGATAGTTTAATTAAAGACTACGACACTCATGAAGAAAATATCGCCCTAAAGTACAGACAGGCCGGTGTCTCAACAGTAACGTCTGCATGGGTGTCAAAAAAATTAGTTACGGCGTCCAAATCGAAACCTGAAAAAATTCTAATAATTGCGAACAAACTTGACACCTCTGTTGAGATGGCAGGTAAGATACGTGCATTTATTGAACAATGGCCCAGTTGGTTCGGTGTAAATTTCTCAAATGAGAAAAATTCACAAAGACATTACAAACTTACAAATGGATGTGAGGTAAAGTCAGTTGCAACTTCTAAAGACGCACTTAGAGGGTATACACCAACAATACTCGTATTTGACGAGGCGGCATTTATTGAGGCTGATAATGACTTTTGGTCAGCGTGTATGGCGTCACTATCTACAGGAGGTAAGGTAATTGTTATATCAACCCCCAATGGATTTGACCGTATATATTACTCTATTTACGACCAGTGTTTAAGGGGGATGAATGACTTCAAGATTACTGAAATGTTTTGGTACCGTGACCCTAGGTACGCTAAAGATTTAAAACTTATTAAATGTAACGATATTGTTCATTACATGTTAAATAGGGAGGATTATAATGATGAAGAAATTACAATTGATTATACATCTGTAGACCCTATGGAAAGAGATTTTGAAGAAATTAAAAAACATTCCTTAGATGGTTATAAGCCATATTCTTCTTGGTTTGAGGGTATGGCAAAAAAACTTAAGTTTGATAGACGTAAGATTGCACAGGAATTAGAGTGTAACTTCTTAGGTTCAGGTGACAATGTAATACCAAGCGATACGATAGAAAAAATTAAAGAAAATTTTATTCGTGAACCTGAAAATAAATTTATGGGAGGTGCATTATGGCAATGGAAGGAACCTGTTGTTGGGCACAAATACATTATGGGTATTGATGTTTCTCGTGGTGATAGTGAGGATTTTACGACTTTCTGTATTATAGATTTTGATGAGAGGGAGCAGGTATTAGAGTATCTGGGTAAGGTTCCTCCTGATGTTGCTGCCGAGATAGCTTTTAAATGGGCTACTATGTATTCCGCTTTTGTTGTTATTGATATAACAGGTGGTATGGGGGTATCCACCTCACGTAAGCTTCAGGAAATGAACTATAAAGACTTATATGTTGAGGGTACAAACACTGCAGATAAATGGAAATACAATCCTAACACAGTGGATAAAATTCCAGGTTTAAATTTTAATTCAAAAAGAGTACAAATAGTCGCGTCTTTTGAAGAATCTTTGAGACACAATTTTATTGTAAGGTCATCTCGTTTGATTAACGAATTAAATACTTTTGTTTATATTAATGGAAGACCTGACCACATAAAGGGTCAACACGACGATTTAATAATGGCAATGGCTATGGCAATATATGTAGGGGATAATTCATTCACAAAATTGGAAAAAGTCACCGAACAAACGAAGGCAATGATGGAAAGTTGGATGGTTAACGAGACACCTGTAAAAAATAGTTCAAAAGAATTTAATCCTGGAATACCGGTTATGCCAAACAACAACAATCATCACAGACCTAACGGAATAACAAGACAAGATTATGAACAATATAATTGGTTATTTGGTGGGGGAAGGAGATAACCTTTAATTAATTTGAGTAAAGTTTATATTTATCTAAAAAACTATGGCGAAAAACAACGATTTTACAATTTGGCAAAGACTCACCAAAGTTTTTGGTCCTGACTCAACTCTAGACCAACAAGCCCCCGTTTATAACTTTGATAAAAAAGAAATACTCAAGACCACCAACAAACAAGAGTATGAAAAAGAAAAGTTACAGGCACAACAAACATTATACTTAGGTCAGCAATGGCAAAAGATTGAAAATAATTTATATACCCAAGCGGTTTATTATGAACCGACTCGTTTAGCGTCTTTCTACGACTACGAGAGTATGGAATACACTCCTGAAATATCCGCAGCCTTGGATATATATGCAGAAGAGTCCACTACACCTGATGAAGATGGTTATATGTTACAGATATATTCTGAGAGTAAAAGAATTAAATCTGTTTTAGGTGACTTATTTAACAACAGATTAGACATTAATACCAACTTACCTATGTGGACAAGAAACACATGTAAATATGGTGATAACTTTGTGTACCTAAAATTAGACCCTGAAAAAGGTATTATGGGAGCTCAACAATTACCTAACATCGAAATCACTAGACAAGAGAGGGGTATGAAAATGAAGCCAGAGAGAAACTCTACAAGTACTGAAAACGACGCATTAAAGTTCATATGGCAAACCAAGGACATGGAATTTAATACGTGGGAAATCGCCCACTTTAGATTACTAGGTGATGACAGAAAACTTCCATACGGTACCTCTATGTTGGAAAAAGGTAGACGTATTTGGAAACAATTGATACTATCAGAAGACGCTATGTTAATATATAGAACTTCAAGAGCCCCTGAGAGAAGAGTATTTAAAGTATTTGTTGGAAACATGGACGACAAAGATGTCGAACCATACGTAAACCGAGTTGCGAATAAGTTTAAGAGAGACCAAGTAGTTGATTCAACGAATGGTAATGTTGACTTAAGGTATAATCAAATGGCGGTAGACCAAGATTACTTTATTCCTGTTAGGGACCCTAACGCACCTAATCCAATAGACACATTACCAGGTGCTCAGAACCTGTCTGAAATTGCAGATATTGAGTATATACAGAAAAAATTATTAACGTCTTTAAGAGTTCCTAAAGCTTTCTTAGGTTTTGAAGAAGTTGTTGGTGATGGTAAAAACTTATCATTACAAGATATAAGATTCGCTAGAACGATTAACAGGATTCAAAAATCAATGATTCAAGAACTGAATAAAATCGCAATAATACATTTATATCTTTTAGGTTTTGAGGATGAGTTAGGTAATTTTACTTTAGGGCTTACTAATCCGTCTACACAGGCAGAATTACTTAAGGTTGAGCAGTGGCAACAGAAGATTCAGTTATATAGAGATGCTGTTTCAGACCCAGGTAACGGTATATTACCAGTTTCTTCATCTTGGGCTAAAAAACATATACTTGGGTTTAGTGATGAGGAAATTAAGTTAGACTTACAACAACAGAGAATTGAAAAAGCAGTTGCAAGTGAGTTAGAAAAAACTTCGGAGATAATAAGTAAGACTGGTGTATTTGCCAACATAGATAAATTATATGGTAATAAACCAGGTGAAGGTGGTGACCCTCTAGGTGATGAAACAACCGACTCAGGTGTGGGTGACTTAGGAAGTCCTCCATCAGGTGGTGATTTAGACTTAGGTGGTGATTTAGGTGGTGATTTAGGTGGTGATTTAGGAGGAGATTTAGGAGGAGATTCAGGTGGGGAGGATATCACCCCCGAAGAAATCCCAGCTGAAAGATTAGTAAGAAATAAAGATTTAGATTTATTAGTTGAGGACGACCTGATTAAAGGTAAAAGTATATTAGATTTATCTAAAGGTAGAGAGTCTTTAGGTGAAATAGAAAAGGAACTTAACGCCCTTCTGAAAGACTAAAATGTGAATAATACTACTTACATGATATTTATATAAAAAAATGTCATGACATCATTCGGAATTATTAAAACTAAGATTGAAAGGTTATTAGAATCTACTTACGGAAAACCTGAGTTCAAAAACCATATTAAATCATTTAAATCTATGATACTTGAAAATAGTGATTTATGTGAGGTATATTTTATATATGATGAATTATCATCTAAAAAAGGTCTAAACGAGGATATTGTGGACGATTATATTTCCGAGTCATTCGAACAATTAAGAAATTTAATCAATGATAATCAGAATGAGATTAATAAGATTAATCAGTGGATTGACCAATTAGTTATTGAGAATAATAATGTTTATAACGATATTGATATTCAAGTTTACACTAAAAATGTAACTAAAAACTTAGAATCATTACTTGAGTCAAAAAATAGAATTAAAAAAACTTTACTTAGTTCTGAAGTTGTCGAGGTAAATGAGTCGACACTCAATATACCTATATCTTCGATGTTACAAATCGCCACAAAAACATTTAATAATGAGTTTTCTAATCTTAATGAAGAAGAAAAGAAAGAATTTAAATTTTTTACATCATTAGATAAAACAGAACTATTTGAAGAAATTAATAAGTATAAAACATCTGTTTCTAACAAATTAAGTAATAACTTAAATGAATCTAACGATGAAGAACTTAAAGAAAAAATTCAAAAAACTTTAAATAAAATAAACGAAACTGATTATACCCTTACCTCACTGTACAAATTAAAACAGTTAGAAAAAGGGTTATGATAAGAAAATTTTTAGGTTCTATCCTTAATGATGTAGATGGGCAAAAATCATCTAAAAGAATAATTACGTTATTTGCCTTTGTAATGATGTGTATTGCATTTATATCCAACATCTTTATGGAAATACCTCTACAAAGATATGTTTGGGATGGTATGATGTATATTGTTGGAGCCGGACTAGGATTCACCACACTTGAAAAATTTTCAAGGAATAGAGGAGTCGAAGAATAATGTCAGACAGAAAATATCTTAAATGGTCCAATACTACTGTTAGTTACGCTGAGATAAGAAAAAATTTGGATATTTTCGACCAGTGGTATTCTAATAGTTAAAGGTCGTTTCTTTTCTTGTTCACGTAAATTGCTTTCTTCTTTTCCTCTCTCTTTTTTACGGAATCTTTGGTGTACTCTTTATTTTCATTAAGGTTCTTAAGTTGCTTAGTTTTATAAACCTTGGATTTATAGTTCTTCAAAGCAGATTCAATGTTTTTATTTTTTACCTTAATTATTAGCATTTACAGTATTGTTTGTCTATAAATATACGTCTTTGACATATAACAACAAGTATAGTATATTTAATAAAAACTAATAAACATTATAAGTATGGATTTATATGAAAAAAGGAAAAACATCACAACTAAAATTATTCAGTGATGCTAAGTGTCATTATGGCACCGTAGATGCGAAGAATTTAAAGACAGTATACATAGTTTTACAGTCATGGGTAGAACCCATAAGGGAGTTTGAAAATTGGGATAGAGCGACAGGGATGATGGAGCGTAATATTAAACACGTTTTATTAGAGATATTAAACCCTGAAATATTTGAAAAACATAATATCGTAGATTTAGATTTGAGGAGTAGTGGTATACAGAGAGGTAAAAGAAGTTTTATGAGTTTAGAAATCACTTTATACCTAAAGAATCACCTTGAATTTAAGTCCCCCTTACTTAAAAACAATATTAAAAAAGTAATACAATCAGTATATACAGACTGTTTACGAGGTATGAGATATTTCGAAATACATAAGAGTAAAACGACAAAAGAAGTGGTCTGACATATTTATAAAGAAAAAACATGAAGATTTTAGGACCAAACGATTTAGGTAAGGGAATTTTAGTAGAATGGGACGCGGGGATTGTAAATCCTAACGATAGTCGTAACGCTGAAGTTATTAAGGAATCTTACGGACAATTAGACCATTCAAAACCTTTTGAGTTTTACGCAACATTACAAAAGTTTGATACCCCAAACAGAAACGGTAGAGTCTATCCCGAAAAGATTTTACGTAGGGAAGCCGATGTTTACAAAACCGCTATCGAAAAAGGATTATCTATTTCAGAACTTAACCACCCCGAATCGTCTTTAATTGATTTAGACCGTGTTTCTCACCTTATAACTGATGTTTGGTGGGAAGGTAATACTCTTATGGGTAAGATTAAGTTATTAACCTCACCAGGTTTCCATGAAAAGGGTATTGTATCCTGTCCTGGTGACCAAGCAGCTAACTTAATGAGACAAGGGGTTACTATGGGGGTTTCTTCTCGTGGTGTTGGTTCGTTGGTTAAGAAAGGTGAAAGAAATGAAGTACAGGAAGATTTCGAATTAATCTGTTTTGATTTAGTTTCATCTCCGTCTACACCAGGTGCGTACCTTTTCTTAAATAAAGATGATAAAGGTAGGTATGAAGAAAGTTTAGAAGAAGAGACTCAATTAAGGGCACAAGAACCAAAGATTGACGGTGGTTTAGGTAAAAGTGTTGACTTAATGAAAAGACTTTCCGATTATTTAGGTTATTAAACCGTTTAAATAAAAAACCATGGAGGAAAAATATTTCGTAGCAAAAGTTCAGTATGACCTACCCGATGAAAACTCAGGTAAAATTAAAAAAATCAGAGAGGAGAAACTCGTAAAGGGTTATAACGTAACAGATGTTGAGTCTAAAGTTACAACAAACTTTAAAGATTTCGTTTATGATTGGAGAATCACTGCTTGTGTTGAAAGTAAAATTGATGAGGTTTACGAGTAATTTATTTTAAAAAATCTTTTTTAAATCGGGGTAATACCCGATTTTTTTTTGCTTAAAGTTATTAAAAAAACACTTTTTTCATATTTAACATATTTATATGATAAGTAAAATAAACTTTTGTGCAAAAAAATAATATGGCAGACAAAAAAAACCTAGTTGAAGAAGCTTTATTGCAGATGGAAAATCTACAAGAAGCCATAACTAATAATGCAAAAGGAATACTTGCTTCTACTATGAAGGAAGAAATCAGTGAATTAGTAAAAGAATCTCTCGGTGAAGAAGAGGTTGAAAAAGTGTCTGAAATGGAGACTGAAGAAAACGTTGAAATGTCCGAACAGGAAGAGATTGACGTTGAAGATGTTGAAGTTGATGATGCAGAAGACGACATAGAAGATGCCCTTGAAGACTTAGGTCTTGATATGGGTGGCGATATGGAATCTGATAACGACGAAGAGTTAGACTTGGGTGATGAGGAAATGTTAATGACTGATTTACCTGGTGACGACTTAGAAGTCGATGATGAAGAAGAAGTTCTATTACCTCTCGATTTAACCGCAGCTTCTGACGACGAAGTCTTAAAAGTATTTAAGGCTATGGGAGAAGAAGACGGAATTATCGTAAAACAAGATGGTGATGACGTACACTTAGCGGATAGTGAAACCGACTCTGAATATGTTATTCAGTTAGGTGAATCTGAAGAAGAAGAAGTCGCTGAATCAATGGGTGACCATTTAGGCGAAGATGAAACAGAAGAAGACGTTGTTTATGAAATTGAGATTGGTGAGGAAGATGCTCACGAAGAAGAAATGAGTGAAGGTGATTACGGTGGAAACAAAGGCGATGAGTCTAAGTCACACAGAGATTACGAAGCTAACGAAGGTAAGTATGGTGGAAACAAAGGCGATGAGTCTAGGTCCCACAGAGATTACATGGAAGAAGAAGAAACTTCTGAAGGTAAGTACGGTGGTAACAAAGGCGACGAGTCTAAGTCACACAGAGATTATGAATCTAATGAAGGTAAGTACGGTGGTAACAAAGGCGACGAGTCTAAGTCACACAGAGATTATGAATCTAATGAAGGTGAAACCTCCGAAACGGCTAGAACTAACGCGTCACTTAGAAAATATCCAAACGCTAAGTCAGCACCTGAAGAGGTGAGAACTTATGCTAAGGGTAGATTAAGACCGGCAGTTAGAGAAAATAAAGAATTAAAAACTGAAGTACAACAGTTAAGAGAAAAAAATGAAGAGTACCGTAAGGCACTTAACGTATTCAAAAACAAACTTAACGAAGTTGCGGTTTTCAATTCTAATTTAGCTTATGCTACTCGTTTGTTCACTGAACATTCTACTACGAAGCAAGAAAAAATAAATATTTTAAGACGTTTCGATGGTGTCGAGACTCTTAAAGAATCAAAATCTCTTTATAAGACAGTCAAAGAAGATTTAGGTGGAAAGGAAACAGATGTTGTTACTGAATCAGTACAATCAAAAGTTTCTAAGACTCCATCTAAAGGCTCTGCAAACAATCTTATCGAGAGTAAAACTTATGAAAATCCTCAGTTCTTAAGAATGAGAGATTTAATGAGTAAATTAAAATAAAAATTCCTTAAAACAAATATTAAAATGGGAGCATTATTAGAATCAGGTCTAGTTGGTAACATCGGTCTTAAGCACCTTAAGGTTATCAAAGAGGACACAATTAACAAGTGGGACAAATTAGGGTTCCTCGACGGTCTTAAAGGCCACACTAAAGAAAATATGGCTCAGTTATATGAGAACCAAGCATCATATTTGATAAACGAAGCAGCTTCATCTGACAGTTCAGGTTCATTCGAGACTGTTGTTTTTCCAATCGTAAGAAGAGTTTTCTCTAAGTTATTGGCTAACGACATTGTCTCAGTTCAAGCTATGAACCTACCAATCGGTAAGTTGTTCTACTTTGTACCAAAGATTCAGAACAGAAACGCTGATGGAACGCATATCCCTCCATTTGGAGCACCAAACGGACCATCGACTACTACTTCAGGTTATACTAACAACACAAACTTGTATGACCAATTTTACGAAGGTAGTACTCCAAATTCAGACCCAGCTGGTTTATTCGATTACTCGAAGGGTGCTTTCGAAGAGCAAACACCAGAATTAGTTCCTGTTATATGGAATGGTGGAGCGTTAAGTGCGGTTACATTAGGAACTGCTTTAAGTTACGCAACTGGTGGTACAGGTACCGCGGCTACTGCAAATGTAAGGTCTTTAATCTTTATGATGACAGGATTCTCAGCAGCGGGTGCTAGTAAATTAATCGGTCCTGACGGACAAGAAATGGACACTGAAGACTTCTTGGCTTCATTAGAAGTTTCAGACGTAGCAGGATTAGGTAACAGTAGTACCTTCTGGAACTTCAGAGTTGTAACTCAGAAGTACGGTAAAGGTATCGTTAACTATGGTGGAGAACAAAAAACTACTTTCTATAGTGGTTCTTATCCAGGTCCAGGCGGAAAGTACGACAATGTATGTGACGCTGAAGGTAAAATCTACTTGGAAGTTGACTTCTCAACTCCAGTTGCGATTAACTCACCAACATTAGACGGATACACAGGAAGTGATATCGCTGATAGTGATACATTCTATGGTTCATACAGAGTATATGCAACGTTAGAATTTGAAGACGCTATCGGTGAAGTCTCATTTGACTTAGAAGCTGTTACTGTTTCTGTTACAGAAAGAAAGTTAAGAGCTCAGTGGTCACCAGAACTCGCACAAGACGTCTCTGCATTCCACAACATCGATGCGGAAGCTGAATTGACAGCATTGTTGTCAGAACAGGTTGCAGCAGAGATTGACCGTGAGATTTTGAGAGACTTAAGAAAAGGTGCGGCTTGGTCATTAAGATGGGACTACAACGGTTGGAAGAGAGTGTCTAACGCTTCTGTCAACTACAACCAAAAGGATTGGAATCAGACATTGATTACTGCAATCAATCAAGTTTCTGCACAAATCCATAAATCAACTCTAAGAGGTGGTGCTAACTGGATTGTTGTATCTTCAGAGATTTCAGCAATCTTCGATGACCTTGAGTACTTCCACGTTTCAAACGCGGCTCCTGACCAGGACAACTACAACATGGGTATCGAAAGAGTTGGTACATTATCAGGTAGATATCAAGTTTACCGTGACCCTTACTTCCCACCAAACACAGTATTGTTGGGACACAAAGGTACATCATTACTTGATACAGGATATGTATACGCTCCATACGTACCTCTACAGTTGACTCCAACAATGTACAACCCATTCAACTTTACACCAATCAAGGGTATCATGACAAGATACGCTAAGAAGATGGTGAACAACCGTTTCTACGGTAAGATTACAGTTGATGGTGTTAGAACATTTGACTTAAGAGAGTTAAGATAATATTTTATCTTAAACATAAAAAGAAAAGGGAGACTTCGGTCTCCCTTTTTTATTTCTTACAGTTTCTACAATTAGCCTTTTCAGTCTTACATATTTTAGAATCTTCACCATATAACATACAACGAAGTATCATTAACTCAATTCTATGTGATTTGAATTCATCTTCATCGTGAGCCTTGTGACCCCGTAAAATAGCATCTGTTATTTCAGACTGTAGAAGAATAACTCTACTAGATAATTCATCCTTCGTCATTAGATTCTTCCTGTGGTAAGGGATTGGGCGTTGTCAGTATTCTAATAGCTTTAGAAACTACTTCTGACTCTTCAATGTTGTACAGACCTCTATTATGTGCATGTCGAGTGGCGTGAACTAAACAAAACAAAGCTTGGTCCACATTCATCCCATCTATGAACTTATTTAATTCGTGAGGTTCTTTATAATTAATAGTATTAAATAGAGTATTTACGTTTTCGTTCTGTTCTTCCATGATAAATGTATTTTACCTAATATTTATAAAAAAAGTAACATAAAGTCAAATGAATAAGTATATTTTATCAGAAGATTTAGCCGTATGGTTTGGAAAAAAGAAAAAAAAGAAGGGTTCCAAACAACCTAAAGGTCCTTGGGTCAATATCTGTAAAAAGAAAAAAGGAGGTGGTCACCCTTCTTGCGGTAGAAATGATTCGGATAAGGGAGGTTACCCTGTATGTAGAGCCGCAGGTGTTGCTGGTAAAATGTCACAATCGGCTAAAGATTCGGCATGTAGGAGAAAAAGAGAAAAAGAAAAAGGAAGGTCGAAAGATACTAAAGGTAAACAACCTACTCGTATTAAAGTGAAAAACTATAAAAAGAAAAAAAAGAACGAATCTGTGTATATAAAAAATATTATTAAAGAAAGTATTAATAAATCCATACTTAACGAAATACAAATTTCTGAAGAATTACAGTATAATTTTGACAATAATTTATCTATTACTGACAACGCCTTTAGACATGGTAGTGAAAAATACTTTGATGTTATCAACGAGGCTAGAGAACTTTATAATAACGGGTATCGATTTAACGACTTTGATAAAGAAATTTTAGAGTCAGACGTAGGAACATTTGTTAAGTTAAAAAGTGGTAAGACAGTAGCCTTAGATTTTCCTTTCGAGTATGAGTCACTTAACGAAGCAGAGTATAAAGGAAAAAAAGTTTCATTAAACAAGCCTAAGTCAGGAGGACCTAAAAAATGGTATGTTTATGTTAGAAATCCAAAAACAAAAAAAATTAAGAAAGTTAGTTACGGTTCACCTACTATGACCGCAAAATGGAATGACCCTGATGCAAGAAAGTCATTTGCGGCTCGACATCAGTGTGCAAAGAAAAAAGATAAGACAAAGGCGGGGTATTGGGCATGTAGAGCTCATAAAGATTTCGGTAAAAACGTTTCAGGGAGATTTTGGTGATGGATAGAGAAATAAGATTAAAGATAAAAAAATTAGAAGACGAAAATAGAGAGTTGAAGGTAGTAATCGACACTTTACAAACTGCATTACGAAGTTGTGATGTTTCTTTAAAAAACCACCAACAGTATAGTAGTATATTTACTACAAGTGCAAAATGGTCTATGAATTTCAAACAATGATTTACACTCAAGAAAATATAACATCTAATAAATTCAAACGAGTTTTTTCTCAAGATATTCCTGAGAAAGAACTCGTTTGGCATAGAGATAAGGAGAATCGTTTAGTTGAAGTTCTCGAAGATACCGATTGGTACTTTCAGATGGATAATAAATTACCCATTCCCTTAAAAAAAGGGGTCAAATTTGATATACCGAAAGAAACCTTTCATAGAGTTATAAAAGGTACAACGGATTTAACTATACTAATAGAAGAGTATTAGTATTCGTAGGGTCTTTTAACTCTTTTAAAAGTATATCGTTCATCTCCATAAGCTTTTGGATGTACTTCGAAGAAGTAATCAATTGCGTTATCAAATGTGGCGGCTTCAGTTTCTACAACTATTTGACCTTCTTTTAAGAGTTGATACTTATTGTTATTAACTTGAATCATTTTCAGTAAGTTTGTTACAAATATAAGGTTTATTTCTTACCCGAACAATATTTTCCTGAACATCTTTTTTTACCGTCTAAACCAGGTTTAGTACCTTTACATACTTGAACTGCATATCCATTAGCGTAAGCAGATGGATAAACATCATACTTAGCCTTGGCTGCGGATTTTCCTCTAGCACAAAGAGTGGTTTTTTTCTTCTTTTCGGAAATAATTTGTTGTATCATTTCAACAAGTTGCTCCTCTGTTAGTCTTAACTTACTCATTTTTTGTTTACTATTTGGAATTTTAATTCTCGTTTATAGGTATTAACCTCCCTGTCTGTGATGACTTTGATATCAATGAAATATTCATTTGGGATTTTGTCTTTTGTTTCAAAAATAAAATAGTATCCGTTGGGTGTCCTGTTAATCGGAGTCCAATCCTCAACTTGAACCTCAGTTTGACCTTCCCTAACGTATACTCTATAATATGCGTCCACTTGAGTTAAAACCTCGTTTGTGGTATATGCCTTTTTTAATACTACATTAACCTTTCTGGTGTCAGTATTTAATATTTTTTCGTCCTGTTTTATTCCATAGAAATCAAAACCATATAATTTTGGTTCATTGTCTTCCATACCTATCTGATACAAATCTGAAATAGGGTTCACAATGAATTGATTCTCAACGGTGTTTAATTCAACACCATTTATTTCTATCCCCTTCCAATTGTCATAAAACACACAAGGAACTGTGGATGATGTTAAACCACTTACATTTACCTCATAAACCCCCTTTTGTATTTGACAACTTGTTAACCCCGTAAAACCAGCTACTTCATTTCCATTAGCATCTAATATATCCACAGTTGGGTTTGAATCGAAGCTTTGGGGGACACCATACCTAAAAGAATAAAGGTACAATTTGTTATTTCTTTTTTCGTAGAAAGTGTTTCTGTCATCTTGGATTAAATCGTTAAATGATGTTTCTAAGAAAGGCTCATAAAATGTTTGGGTGTGTCTTGAGAAGAAACCGACCGAGTAGTTCTCAGTTAACCCTGTAATATTTTCAACATCAGGAACAAATGCAATTCCCCACCCTGTGGAACCTGTAGTACCACCTGTAAGGATGTCATTTATTTCATCAGTCATATCAAATTCGATATCTTCATTACCAAATTCAAAATGTTGTGTATCAACTATAGTAATAGCACTGTAATTAAGACCCGTTAAAGACGTTAAAGAGTTTGAGTTATCATATATACCGTCTTCAGTCCAATCTTTTATTGTAGACCTTTGAAACCAGTTTACGGGTCTGTCTGAGTATGAGTTATCAGTCTCGACAACATTTTTAACAGCAACAGTATTTGAATTACCTATTGGACTCCCTTTATAATAGTCTTGACCCACACCTTCATCCCATGTTTGGGGGTTTCCTGTAGCTCCTGACGTTTTAGGTATTCTAAATAGGACTAAGTCAAACGAAGATGCTCTTCGTCTACCATTCGACCACTTAGTATTGATTAACTCCTTGTCAAAGGACGATGTGTTGGTCATTCTTAAAGTATGTTTAAGATTGTAACTACATCCTGTGGAAATTTCTCCGTTAGATACCTTAGTTTCTAAGTCATTTAGGTCTACATCGAAAATAAATCTTGTGAACCCTTTGTCGGAGATTAAGTTGTCTACATTACCATAAAATAACTCTACAACAGGATTTCTCGCAGTATTAGTATACGAATTATAAATTAGAGTATCGTTCTTGCTGAAATAAGACCTGTAAAGAGACATACTTAGTTTTTATAATAAATATTCAGTTAATCCGAATATTCTTATTCAATATCTTTTCTTGGGCTTCTAACACTTCTTTCAGTAAGTTGTCTATGGTTACTCCGTCAGTACTTGTTTGAACAGGAGCTAAACCAGGGTATGCGTGTACATGATTAGTTAAAAATCTAATTATTAAATTTATTAAGTCTAATAATTCTTCACCCCTTACTAAAGATGATGTTTTTGGTTCTATTTCGTCGGCAAATTTATTTTCGTCTATACCATATAAAGTATTACTTAAATCTATACGACCACCTCCGTCAACTTTTTGTGATAGATGTGAAAGTAGGTATAACTCATCACCACCCATAACACCGATTGATTTATCAAAGGGTTTTGTAATTTTTGGTATTATATTTTGTTTTGTTGGTTTAAATGGTACTGTATCTGTTTTGTTTTTATCATATACTAAACCATAACCTGTACTTAAGTCTAAAGTGACGACGCTAACACCGGCGAATAATGTACCTAAGTTACTTAGTTCTTGCATATCGGTGGTTGGTGAGACTCCCCCGTATTTTTTAAACAGACTACTCTGGGGTCGGAAATAAAATGGGAATGTACTACCTTGGTCAAATCTTTGCGGTCCACTAATAGTCACATTTTCAACATCTTGATTTATTATACTACCAATATTTCCTTTAATTAAACCTTCCAAGGTTTGATTAATTAATTTAATAACCTTTGTTAATGTTTTATTACTAAATGAAACTTTGGTTTGTAAAGACTTTGAAGTTTCAGGTATTTGAGTATCGACATTAACAACTTCTGTACTTAATGATAATCCGTCTTTTTGTGCTATGTTATAGATGTAAATATCTCCTGTAAATAAATCACTTCCGTTCTCAGGATTTATGATATTATATTCAACTAACTTTTTTACGTTTTGATGTTGAAAACTAAAAATTAGTTTTTTCTGTGGGTCCCCATATACCGTTCTTTGATTAAACTTAGATAGTTGAATAAACGCCCTTTTTTCGTTTTTTATAGGTACTTGACCCCTTTTATATGGTTTATTTTTACCCGACCTTAATAGTACGGTATCATCTTTTATTACTATATCACAACAACCTCTACCGTATAATGTTACATCATTAGGGTCGGCATATATACCTTTAGAGTCTTTAATAAAATACTCCCCATCTTCGTTTAATAAATTTGGGAATGGTTTATTTCTTGAACCCTCATCTAAATTAGTAACTGATGAGTCATAGACTTCTACATTTGATGTGGTTGGAGAGCTGTATACCCCTCCGATATAGTATTTATCTTTACTACCTTTTCTTTTTATATTATTATAAAAAAGGTGTACATACTCGTCTTTTTTAGGTGGGGTGTTAATAAAAAAAGGTAATAGTGGTTTGAAAACAAAGGGGTCTTTTTCGTCCCAATTTCGATAAGTTTGTTTACCAAAATTTTCGTTAGCAGTTTCTCTATCATCTTGATTCTCTGTTTTTAATATGGCGCGAATACGACCTAAACGCATAGGGTCATCACTGTCAATACATTGACCTTTGTAAATTATTTGACCCCTCCTGAGTTCTCTACTATTATCTTCTTTACCAATCATTTAGTATTACGTGATTTGTATTCCTTTAAAATATTATTATAACTATTTTCTAATGAATCTAAATGATGTGATAATTTAACTATCAACTTTTTAGTTTCTTCAAAATCCTCACTGATTTTACCCAACCCGAACTCTAAATCTTTATTCGGTAAAGATTTATAATCATTAATTATATTTTTTATTTTTTCATCCATTTTACATACTTTTTCCTGTACATCTTATGGGTCCGGTAACTACAAGACCTACGGCAACTGGCGCACACCAAGTATGTACGACACCATTTTCAAGTTTTTCATCCTCCGCTCCTTTTAATTGTTGTAAAGTTGCAGGTAACATTAAATTAGGTGAACCATCAGGCATATCTCCTGTAGGTAAACCTAGTTTTTGAATTTTTCCTGTTATGTTTGCCATTGCTCTCGTCGGTGACGAGCCCGGTAATAATCCTGCTGTTGCTAAGGCGAATGTGGGGGGTCTACTTCCCCCTGGTATTGCTAAATTTAATAGGTTTAGTATCTCGTCAACAACACTTTTACATTGTCTCCAATCAACAACCGCAGAGGCTAATTGTAATAATATATAAATTATTCCCGTTATTACTTTTAATTGTGCGTTTTTAGACTCTTTTATTATCTCCACCATTAACGTCTCTACCAAACGCCTAATATTCTTTTTTAATAGTTTAAACAACTCCTCTACAAATATTGACGCTATTCTACTTACCATATTTACTAAGTAGGTTTTCATATTTTTCATAAATGTTGCAAAATCCTCAATCTCATCTACAATAGTACTTCCTAAAGACTTTAGTATGACCATTAAACCTAATAACACTTTAGGTGATAAAATTGTGGTAACAACTGCCCTAGGTATTACTTTAAGTAGACCGTCTTTTATTGCTACGTCTATGTTTATACCATCAGGTAATTGTAGTTTCCAATTTTCATCCTTAGTTAACTTCTCTGTTTTCTCTATAAACGCATCCACCTTTTCATTTTCAGGTAACTCTCGGATTTCATTTATATCTTCAAATATTGCTTGAGTATTCACAGGTAATTTAACATTACCACAGTCTTCGAATTCCGTAACACCCAAAACCATATTATTAACTTGATTTTCAATGTTACGTAAATCTGATGAGGTCATCTCAAAAAAAGAGTCATCTAAATTATCTAAGGATGAAAGTTTTGCAGTACCTGAAACATCAATTTCTTTATTACTATCAAAACATAGTCCTAAAATTCTCTGTATTACCTTTTCAAATTTTGATTGTTCTTCTTTATCGGAGGTAGTTAGTCCACCCGATATGTCTATAAATTCAGTTAAAGAATTCATAATTTTTGGCATCAATGCGTCAAAATTTAACATATCGATTGATTTATAGTAATCTCTAAGAAAGTCTGAGACCCTATTTAAGTTTGGTCTGTTACGTAAAGTAATCTCGTAAAAATCTCCGTAATAAGTAGTTCCATTTTGTACATACTCTGTTACGTATTTAACGTCCATTATTTGTTTCCCAGATGCTCCTATATAGTCACTACCAAATTCATCACTCAAAGATACCCCTTCATTTTGTAATCTATTGTATAGTTCCTTATCCATGGGGAATGGAATCATCCCTGTTACAGGATTTTCTTTTTCATAAAGAATTTTATTGTAACCTTCAGATGGGTCTTTCTTAAGTAGTTTAAATAAATCTATTTGATTTACCCTAACATATATTTTATTAGGTCCATTATTATCGGCATTACCCTCAAAAGTCTGTTCTTGAGAACATCCCGCAACCTTCATACTTTCTTCAATAACGACTTCAGATATTCTACTTTTTGTATTCTGTGACGCCTGTAAAACTTGCTTAACTAAAAAGTTAATGGTATTGGAATTACTTGTCGGTTTACTTGGAAGTGAAGTTTTTACTAAATCTATTAACTCCTCATATTGATTTTTTATTTCAGACTGTAGTCTTTGTTTGGTATCACCAATATTGTTAAGTTGCTTTAAAGATTCACTTTTAGATAATTCAAAATTATTACCTAAAGATAATTTTTTTAGAGTTTTTTCGCCGGCCTGTGTTGAGATAGTTGTATTATACGAATTAATAGTAGATTTAATGTCGTTATATCCCTGTTTTATATCTGTTGCCATAATTAACTCATTTTATAACCATCATCTTTCTCTTTACCAGTATCTTTTTGTATTAACGCCTGTAAAACATCATCATCCATTTCTGATAAATTAAAATCTTCTTCGTTTGTATTTGAAGACTTCTCCCATATGGATGATTGTAATTTAGATAAAGATAATTTCTTTTCGATAGTGTCGTTTATTATTTTTTGTTGTTCCTTAATTACAGGTCCAATAACCGCCATATCCTCAGCTCCTTTTAAAAGCCCCAACATTTTATTCTGAATTCTTATTGCAGTCGCTCTTTGCTCAACGAGCTCATTGTAAATTTCCTGCATTAGACTTAAAACAGAGTCCTTACTTAAAACTATTTCTTTTTTCTTAGGTCTTCCCATAATACTATAAATATTTGAGTATGGGTTTTATAAGTTATTCAACTTAACAGTTAAGTCAAAATATAAATTTTTAAATTTTTTCATAGAGGTTCTAATCTCCTTGGTATTCATATTGGTCATTTCACGTAATGAAAGTAAAATAATATTTTTATTAAACTTGTTATTATCGGTACCTATGAATATCTCCTCATAATTCTCAAATAATTCTAATAGAGCGTATCCTAACTTTAATTCATTGTTGTTTAACGAAGTATTTTCTATGAACTTTTCTAATTCCTTTAAAAACTCTTTAATTACTTGTTCTGCGGTAACTTTTTCATATTCTAAATAATAAATCATATCTGGTCTACTCTCTAGTTTAGTTGTAATATCCTCGTAAGATATTTTCCTATTCTGTTCCTTTTGGTCTTTTATGATTTGACCCATCAAGTAATTTTTACAGATAGTGCCAAAATATGAGTAAGCCTTTTTATTCTTATCTGGTTTAAACTTTTCAACCTTAGTCATTAAAAATGAATGAGTATCATTATGAATATCAATAAAGTCCATATTTTTTCTATATAACTTATATCTCCTAATTATTGACTCAATCATTTTATCTAAAGGAGCCCTTAAAAACTCATTATATATTTGATTTTTTTCATTCCAAGTAGAAGCAGTAAGGAACATCCTCACAGCCTTCTCTTCCCTAACATCAAAATAATTTTGAGATTTAGCTTTTCTCCCCCGTTTTTTTACTTCGGAGTCTTTAGTTTCCCCTGTAAGGGTGTCTCCAGTAAGAACCATTAAACTTCACCTAATTCATATTTTATATTTCTATCTTCCTTAAAGAAATGTTCTTTTTTAGCTAAATCAATCCAAAACGAAACTTCGTCCTGAGTTAATGGGTTATTACCAAACTTATAATTCCAAAAAACTGAACCTTCCCTCATATTAGAATGCTTATATCCAATTCTAGGTATAGTCATAATAGATGTCGAGTTATAAGTCAATCTAAGTAACAACTCATATACGAAGGTCAATTTAATCGACTTTTTAAACCCTCCGAAATCATCGAATAATGATTTTTTAAATACCATTCCACTTGTTTGAAAGTTTTGGTAATTTAACAATACTTCGTTAGTTAAGTAACCAATCTCACTGTTCATATTAGCTGCGAAAGTAGCCTCATTTGTAAATCCTGCAAAAACTCCTTTTTCATCGGTGTCCACCACTAAAGGTAAAAACGCTTTTACATCAGGATACGAATCTATGTATTTAGAAACATTCTTAAACCATATGCTAGAATACTCGTCATCGAATTCAAAAACACTCACCCATTCGTTAGTTGACTTTTCCACACCCAAATTTATTTGACTGCAAAAATCTGTATCACCTGTATTATGTACAATATTCGTAGTTAGACCGCTGAAATCGAAACTGTTAATATACGTTTCTAAACCCTCTTCACCTGAATGAACAAGTACCAATTCTATATCTTCCACACACTGACCTCTTTTGGGACAGACCTTAACTTGATTTATAATAGAGATAACACATGATTTAAATAAATTGTCAAAACCTTTATGTTTTGATGACTCTATTGGTAATACTACTGATATATTTAAGTTTTCCATTTTTTATCCTTCTTCTTCAACTTTTATTTTTTCTAATTGACTCTTAAATACATCTTTTCTTTGATTTATATAAGAATCAAATAATGTCGTTACCTTTTCAGTAAACAACTCCTTATCGTTATACTTACTACCCATTTCAACACCCTTATCGTAAAGCTCCTCGTTAATATTATCCTCCAACCAATTTTGAATGAATTCAGCTAAGATATCGTGAATGTTGTTCTGTTCGTATGTCCAAACACCATTGTTATCATTCAACCATTCAGGTTTTAAATTAGGTACTTTACCTATTACAGGTGTTCTTGTTATCATAGATTCTAACGGGAAGGTACCAAAACCTGAGGTGTCATCAACCCATACAGATACGAATGAGTCTTTTAAATATTCAGAAAACTCTTCAGGTGATAAACCTCTCATATCTCTAAATGTAATCCATCTATATTGTGGGTACTTAAGATAGAATGTTTTTATTATTTTCATAGTGTCTCTCTGCTCCCTCGTATGTATAGATACGATAGGTTTAGACGGTAAAGTTTTAGGGGTGTACTCATCACTTATTAATGGTTGTATAATGTCAAAACTCACATTTTTCATAATGTCTTTAATGTAATCTTTTTGAGCTTCATTAGTCGTTATACACTTGGTAAATCCATGAGTCGACCATGATGTTCCTGGTTGTAAAGTCTCTAACATGTGGTCATATGACTGACATAAGACAATTTTAGCACATGAAAGTTTTGATATCTGTTCCATGACATGACCATAAACTTCAGGTATTACTATGAAATCTTCAGGAGACACCTTTAAATCTTGATTTTCAATACATGAGTGGGGTAGTTCAGAATATTCCTTACCCAACCAAGATTCTACTCCATAATAGTCATTTTTTTCGTGCATTATAATGGTATTAAATCCGTTATTTTTAAGAGTTAAAGCCATCTCATATATCATTTTAACTCCCGCCTTGGCGTTACCTTTAGTGTCTTGACACAAAAAGTAAATACGACAACTTTTATCTGATAAATTTTTAACAGATTGCTCTACTTTTAATATTGTTTCTTCATTCATTTTATAAATGTTTTAATATTTTATGTTTTAATAATGTATTAAATGCTATCTTAAAAGGAATACTTAAGTCTTTTATATTAGTGACTCCCAAGTTATTATCAACTTCTTCCCTTTCCGTCATTATAATCTCTAGCATTATTTTTATAACCTCAAACGAAACTAAGTTAATAGTTTGTTCGGTGTCTCCCGATAAATTGTGACTCGGCATATCAATAGTATCACTGACGCCATCTAAGTCTATATAATATAGTTCACCCAATACTTCTAACATTATTAAATTATTTTTTTAAGTATATCATTAACCTCTGAAATATCATCAAGTATAAAATCTGCATCATATTCTTGATTATATGTTGTGTTAATCTTTATAATTTTTTTATTGACATCTTCTTTCGATAGGAAATCAGGATTTGATGTAATAATAATATCAAACTCACTGAAAGTATCCCCTAAAGTTGATTTTGAATAAAATTTAATGTTTTCAATAAGACATCCGTATTTGGACAAGAAAAATAGAGTTGCCGGTTTAGACTTACCAATCTCATCTGAAATTATGTATATCTCATTATTGTCTCTATAGTCAACATATAAATCATTAAGTATGTTAAACGTATTTCCACTTATTGAAGGGCTATGTCCAAAAATATTCATAGGGAAATCGATATAAAAAAAGTTATACAGTTCCTCAGGTGTTTCAAACTTAAAATGATTAATTAAATCCATAGAGGTTACAGGAAGATTTAAACCGTAATCAAAACTATCTTTACCACTACTTTCTTCCCATTGTTCAGTATCTTCATTGTATTCCGAAACCACATCCTCATCTTTTTCTTCTAAGTAAAACTTGGTATAGACCTGCTCAGTTTTTAAAAAAACATCCCTAATAACTCCATTTAAATCAAATGCGATTTTCATTATTCGTACTTATCTAAAATTTTACTTATCAAAGGATTTCTTATAATATCCTTATTTTCAAACTCAAAAACTCCAATATTTTCTATTTCTCTAAATCGGTTTAATGCGTCGTATAACCCTGACTGAGTCTTATCCCTATATCTGTCAGTTTGCTCAACATCTCCTGATATGAAAAATTTAGAATTAAATCCTATACGAGTAAGTAACAATTTCATTTGTGACGGTGTAGAGTTTTGAGACTCTTCAAATATCAAGATAGAATTATCAATATTCATCCCTCTCATGTACGCTAAAGCAAATACTTCAATAACATCGTTTTGTTTTAATTTTTCTCTCGACTCCTTTCCTATTATCTTATTTAAAAGATAATAAGATGGGAAAATATACGGGTCTAACTTTTCTTCTAAATTACCAGGTAAGGACCCTAACTTTTCTTCGGCTTCAACTGCAGGTCTAACTATTATAATTTTTTCGTAAGAATTAGATTCATCCATTAGTAAATCTATAGCGGCTCTCATTGCTACATAAGATTTACCAACGCCGGCAGGACCAGAACAGATTGTAATTTCATTATTAATTAACTGATTATAATATTCTTTTTGATTTTCTGATAAGAATTTTTTTCGTGAAACTTTTCCGATTATACTTTTTATCTCTTCTTTTTTAACTACTTTATATGGCATGTAATTTTTTTTTAAGTTTAATCTTTTTTTGGTTAATGTAAATTCATGTTTATATAATTAGGTTTACATTGCCCTAACCACCACTGCATTTCAGAAAAACTACTCATATGGGTACCGTAAATGTCCGTAGATAAACTACCTAAGTATTGGTCTACCAATATATCTTGCATACCTTCCACAGTAGTAAAATCTCCAAATTTGGTTCTTTTAGGTGTGGTGTAAACATCATATCTTTTTTTAATTAAATTTGTTATCTCAGTATCATCACAGGTTAATAAAATTTTACCTTTAATTTCATCCATTACCTTAAAAAGATTATCTTCTTTAAAATGTCTCCCCCATGAGTTATATTCCGCAGGAAAACTTCTAAAAGTTCTAACACTAACTGCACTATATTCTCCTAACTTTTCTTTTTCTTCTTTAATTTTATTTGAAATATAATCGATAGGTTCTAAAGTTTTAATAACTTCAATATATCTTTTTTTAAGGTCAATAGGTAACTTATCTTTACCCCCTTCATTATGTGTATTCATTTGAGGGTGAATAAATTTACAGTCAGATACTCTACCTATACCATTACCTGTGTAAATATTTTTATATAAATCATTAAACTTACATCTAACTCCACCACCACTTTTAGGTACATCCCATAAAAGATTTATATCACCATATTCCACTATAGATGATATAATACATTTCATTCTATTAGAAATACCACCATATGGATTACAGTTAATCATAAAATTGTTTTTACATATTGTTTGTGGTATGACCTTCCTATATGACCCACAAAGGGGTCCCATATCGAACCAAAATCAATCATACTACACTTATCACCAATCTCATCGTAAAGTTCGTCTACGATAACATTAGTCGCCATAGAAGATGATAGACCAAAGACTACGTCATCGTATTTTTTCGTCATTTTTATCATATCACTTTTAATTCTTTCTTTTTCTAAAAAACAATTAACAGGTGGTACACTAATAAAATCGGTATATTTAATATCTATTTTTTTTAATTTGTCACTTGATACAATAATAAAGTTTCTACTTTCTAACGATTTAATTAATGGCTTTAATTGACCATTTAATGCGGCATCTTCCCATATTCCCGCATTAACCCAATCAATATTTATATTATTGCTTTTTATAAATGGTAATAATACATTAAGTATATTTTTTATTTGACCATGGTCTAAGTTCCATATCGCTTTATAATATCCTTTATCGTTATTTAACGCGGTATTGAGCGATTCCCTCATTTCAGGAAAATATTTATGACCATCACAATTTTGACCTGGCACTCCCATTGAACAAAACCATTCCCCGTCACCCCATCGAGTAAATGAGAAATTATCTTTATTAGTAATTTTGTCTATATAAAACTCTATTGGGTTATTTTTTATTTTTATATCCATTTTTTTAAAATTTGTAATCACCTAATTTAATGTCGTCTTGGTACATCTCACTAACCAAGTTTTTTAATTATTTTTTTAGCGGCGTCTTCTTGAGTTTTGGCATTAACTAATATACTGTTATCTAAAGATTCAAATTCAGGTATTAGTGATTTATCTTTTATTTCTTTATCCCACGCTACAGGAACTAAGAGTGAATTACCAATTCTTTCTATTCGTCTGAGGTATTTTTCTAGTACTTTATTTTTATCTTTATGATGAATAAAATGAAAATTAACATCATCTAATCTTAATATCGGGTAATTTTTATCTATAGAATTATGACTTAAGTACCTACCGTTTTTTAAATCCTCATCAACAAAAGTTGGTTCTTGTGAAATATAATAATTAAAGTTTTTACATACTTTAATAAAATCTACATCATTCAATATTAAGTGCCATATAAACGGATTATTATAGTCTAATTTCATATAATAATAAACCCATCCTGAAACACAGGAATTACCAAAAAAAGTTACAGAATTACTCATTATTCCTAAGTTTATGTCTATCTAAAACTGTTTTATGTAATTGTTTCATATTTTGTCTAGCTGAGGTTGAAACTGAACCTTTTCCCTCACTTTCGTGATGGAAATATATAAATAGTCCCTTAGGAATTCTCTTACCTATAAATCCTGCATCCATCATTTGAACCCACAAATCATAATCAACCCATCCTTTCATTTCGGTGTTATACCCTTCAATACTTTCATAAGCCTCACGGGAATATATTGAACTATTAACAATAAATGGACCCGATAAAAGTCTTTCAGGTGACCATTCAGGTCTTTTCTCTAATCCTTGCATTTCCCCTACATGAATAGTATCACAATAAACAGGACTTATTTTAGGGTTCTTTCTTATTAAGTTGACACCTGTTTTAAGATAATCTGGTAGTATCATGTCATCGGCATCTAAAGGTAATATATATTCACCTTTACCTTCTCTAACCGCAACATTTCTAGTGTCAGAAACACCAGTATTTTCTTTATGTATTATTCTTATACCCTCATGTCCTTCTAACGAATCTAATTTCATTAAACAATACTCATCATCAGAGCCGTCATTAACTATCGTAATTTCAAAGTTAGTATAGTCTTGGTTAAACACTGACTGTAATGTAGGATTTAATCTTTTAGCGTAATTATATATCGGCATGGCCAGAGTGACTAAGGGTTCTCCCTTTTTAATTGGTTTTTTATCAAATGAAGTAGGTAATAAGATTGGTAATTTATCTTCATAAAAAGTAAGAAACTTTAATCTATTACTTTCCCATTTTTGATTTGTTTGACCTATTGATAAATGAGTGATTCTAATATCGTATAATACACCAATTTTAACATTTTCTATATAATTCTTAAAACAAAATCCTAAATCGTAGAAATGAAAACCATCGAATCTCTCATCAAAATTATGTTTTATTTTGTTTTTATTTATTGCAATAAATAAACCATCAACAATAATACTATCATCTAATTTACTACCTTTTGATTCGCTATACTTACTTGTCCATTTTTTGTCCCCTTGTTGATGATTTACTATCCCTAACATTTCTGTATTAATTTCCCACCATCTAGCCGATTTAGGAAAGAACTTAGTTCCTGCTACACCTAAAATACCGTACTCAGGGTTCCGTTTAAAATGTTTTAGGAGTTTATTACCCCAATTCTTTTTTTCAAAATATAAGTCATCATGACATAACACTACAATATCATTAGTTGCTTTTTCTAAAATTATATTGTAGGCTTCACTTAAAGAATGGGTACCAGGGTTTTCAAAAGGTATAACTTCTACCTTATGAACACCTGATGATTTTTCAATATAGTCTCTAAATTCAGGGTCTACTTTCTTTGTACAATAACCTATTGTAATCATTAGTCGTCAAATACTTGAATTTCTACCGTTCTATTTGTCAGCTCAGTCCACTGACCCTTGTAACGAGTACCTCTAACAATGTGATTATCAATCCAATGGTAATTACCACCACGAGGTTTACCCATTAATAGGTTACTATATTTGAATCCCCATTTGTCTAACCACTCTTCGGTTATTTCTCTCACCTCTTCTGTACGTGAGGTAAAGAAGGTTATAATATGTCCTTCATCAAACCATCCATTTAAAGTTTCAACTGACCCCTCATAGGGTATTACTTGTCTCATACGCTCAGGTTCCTCGTTAGGTACATCATCAGTTATTGTGCCATCAATATCTATTAGATAGTTTTTTAATCCATCGGGTAATGTGGGACTATTCGCATATCCCTCATCATCTGTTGTTGTCTTTAGTTCAATTGTTTTTTTCATAATTAATTAATTAATTTCCTGTAGACCCAAACCCATTATCGTTTCGGTCTTTTTCTTTTATTTCGTTTACTCTCACTAAATCTATCTGATTTCCTTGTATTACAGGACACACAACTGCTTGTGCTACTTTGTCTCCTTCATTAATTATCTGTGTTTCGTTGGTAAAATTAAAAACAATGACTTTAATTTCACCTGTATAACCATAGTCAACAGTCCCCGGTGTGTTAAGGACGGATAGACCTCTTTTAATTGCCAAACCACTTTTAGGTCTAACTTGAACCTCACATCTTTCAGGAACATCTAAGAACAAACCTGTAGGGACTAACGCTCTACCAAAAGGTTCTAAGGTTACTGTCTCATTTGCCCTTAAATCGAAACCTGAATCGGTTGCGTATGCATACTCAGGTTCTTTATTTTCAGACTTATAAACATAATTCATACTTACTTTAGGTATTTCATATTGTTCGTTGAAATTATCTTCAATTTCATTGATGTCGATACCTAAGTTTTTCAACATTTCACTGGGGTCTGACATATCAACATTTGTCAGTTTAGACTCAAGTTCTTTGAGTGTTTTAAGACTATTCTTAAACTCGTTAAATTTTCCTATCATTTTAAACTATATATTTTTTTCATTACATCAATCAATACTTTAACATCTCTTTCACAATAGTCCGCGATTGGTTGTAACCCATTAGAATTCCAATACGTATCGTGAACCATATTTCCTGACACTTCACCTGTCTTAGGACTTTCTACGTTTAAAGCAACACACATCAAATCTAAAGATGCGGGTGAGTTAAATGAACCAAATTGCCATAACTCTTTTGTGTCAACTGCTTTTAACTCCCACGGTTTAGTTCCTAATGCTGGTAAAATCTTTGGTGGTTTAATACCGTTCACAACAAATCTTTTGGATAACATTGGCATGTCGAAACCTTTTATGTTGTGACCGCACAAGTAAAAATCTAACTTTAATACTTTGTTAAGTAAGTCTTTGACGCCTTCTAACAATTTCTTTTCATCATCTTCAGCAAAAGTTGTTGTATGGATTTCACCTTTAGGTGTTATGAATGAAAATGATGCAACAATAATTTTTGAGAAGTCAGAAACTAAAGCGGCATGATTAGTAAAAATTTCATCTAAAGTTTTACCGTCATCATCAGGATATCTTTTTGTAAACCAATTACGATAACTTTCAAAAAGTCTACCCATCTCAGGGTTTTTATTATTTAGAGTGGTATAATCCTTTTCAACACCCACAGTCTCCAAATCGAAAAATAAAAGTTTATTTAATGGTACTTCAATCATCTTACAATTTCTTTATATATCTCTGAACGAGTTTTAGTTACAGTCTTCATATCATAAGTCCCATTAACTGTCTCATACAACCTCTCACCCAAATCTTCGGCGAAAGATGGGTTTTTAATTATTTTTTTAATGTATTTTGCCCAATCAGACTTATTCCTATGTTTATCAACGACAAGGGCATTACCATCCGTAAATTCTCCTTTATTTAATGCGTGGTTCAAATCAATGGTATAAGGACCAACATCAGAAGCGATTAACGCTTTCTTATAGAATCCTGCCTCAATCACTTTAAGTTGAGACTTCATTCTATTAAACATAGTGTCTTTAATCGGAGATAAGGACACATCAAAATTAGAGTAGTTTTTCGCATAACTTGTGACAGGTTGTGTCCATACTCTATGATAAAAAGCATTCTTATCTGAATACTGACCATCAACTTCAAACTTCATTAAATAATTGTAATGGTCCTCACTTAAGGTTTTGTAATTATTGGTGAAAATTTCTTCGTATTTTTTCCAAACAGTCTCATGTGGTTTAATGGGTCTCTGTTTCTGTTCTCCCGTACTCTGATTAATTTCGGTTACAGAACCTCTTATATCAAACCCACATACATACATTTGGAACTCGTCTTTAAAGTTGATTAACTTACTAACGGTACCGTCTAATAACATTAAATCATGTAAGTGAGATGAACCACCTAACCACCCAAAACGTAATTTTTCAGACTCTTCAGTCTTAGCCTTAAATTGTTCCTCTTCGGGGTCTACAGCATTTGGTAGTACGAAAACGTTCTTGTTGATTTTTTTAATCTCATCCGCAAATAAAGTAGTTGTGGTTGTTACGTACTGAGCGGCTTTTATATTTTCTCGTATATGGAATTCTAAATTATTTTTCTTAACTAAATCATATGCGGGATGTTCTTTACCTGGAGACCAATAATCATCAATATCACAAATAGTTACTATTCCCCACTTACCTAATTGCTCAATAATTTTAGGGGAGTTTATATAATCTCTACCTATAACTCTATGAAAATGTACTATTTGGTATTTTTTCCAGTAGTTTTCATCGTTAATTCTTGGTTCATAATCAATATCTACATGAAATTCCTCGGAATAATGATTTTGTAGATATACATGGGGGTCTACCGACCTGAATTTACCAACACCTGTACGGTCAGATGGTAAAACTAAAACATTAATTTTTGACATACTTATTCAGTTTAGAAAAAGTATAGTAAATAATGCTTTATAAGAAAAGTTATTGTTTGACTTTTTTGATTTTTGTAACCTTACCCTCAAAAATATGTTTACCTACCCTTAATGATAATGTTTCATTTATTTTCTGATTACCCTCACTGATTAATCCGGCGTTAGTTAACTCCTCTTTAACCACATCCCTTACAGTATCTCTAACAACATCTCTTATCATTTGCTTTAAATCACTATTGGATGTGTTTGTGTTAGTTGTTTCCTGTGTTAATTGTTGGTTTGTGCTCCCGTTATTCATTAATCTGGCGGCACCCTCTATAATATCGTTAGATAGCGTTGCTCCGTTCATTTGTGGTTGTACAATCGGATTTTCAATCATAAGTTTTTTAATCTCATCAGGTAACTTAGAATTAAGTACCGCGTCATTTGTTACGGTTTTAGTTGAGATGGTATCTTGAATTTTTGGTTGTTGCTGAGGTGTGGATTCAGATAAAACATCACTCGGTATATTGTATTTTGCGTTTACGTTTTGATTAACCATAGCTAATCCAGAATCTTGCCCCCTTGGAACTTCATTATGTTTATCCATAATTTTTTTAGACATTGCTAATTTTTGCATTAAATCACTCATGGTTTTTGTATTAGAATTTTGCGTTTAATATGACTCTTTCCATACTTTTATCCCCATTAGGGTTATAGTTTGGTCTTACCTGACTAAAGGTATCTTGAGTTGGTTGGTAAGTAAATATTTTATCCGCTCTAAACAATCTCCACCCAGGTAGGGGTTTCTCACCTATTGTTGCAGTGTGAGACGCCCCATCAATATCCCATGCCCTAACTACTAAATTACCTGCTTTACTATAACCCACACATACAGGTTCAATTCTTCTATATCCTTTACCACCTGGTATATCACCGTCATAATAAATTGTAACAACAATTTTTTTATTTATTGAGTCTTGAATATCTCCTAACGAAGATATTTCAGTCAATAACGATTTAAATGTTGTTAATAATTTCATTATTTATCTTATTTGAGTAGGAGTCTTACCTCTCGCACCCTCACCCTCAACAGTATATGGTTGTTTTGAGTTATACCTGTTGATTTTTAGTTCGTCTTTTCTTTCAAAAACATCTGTAGATGTACCCGCGTTTTCGTTATAAACGTCTAAAAAGGTACCTGTTCCTCTACCAATCTCATCTCCATCAGAAACTGCGTCTGGATGTACCGGTGAATATCTATCAGACTTTGGTGAAAAGTCGTTCTTCGGAAACAACTTTGACCTTTCAGCTTCCGCAATTGACGAAAGTTGGTTTTTAGGTTGTTCGAAATCTAATCTATCATTTTGAGTTGCCATTATTTTATTGTTTTAAATAGTTGGTTTATTTTTTTTATTTCTTCCGTTATGGAAGTGTCAAATTTATTTATACCTTTCTCGTGTTTATCGTGAGGATTAACAACTATACCATCTTTTTCATGGTTTTTTATGTGTTGATTTTCCATTCCTGTATCTGACTTCACAGTTTTACCATTTTCTAAAGACTTTCTCCACCCATCAAGAACGTGGTCACACCACTTATTCATTCTATCACCTCCATTTAATATATATGGACTATCTTTACCATCTCCATTGTACGTTTCAAACCAATTCTTAATCCTTTTAATTACAGGATAACCGACAATACCCGTCTCCCTCAATTCTTTATTACGATTATATCCCTCAGTGTTACTATCACCTTCGACCATTTCAAAAGATTTCTGTAAATGGTTTTTTAGTGATTCAGGTAGTTTTGCCTTTCTATGGTATAAATCTTTATTCATCTTTAAACATTTTAATTATCTTTGGTATCGAAATACCCTCAGCGTCTGCCATGTTTTTTAATGCTTTTATATTTCTTAATATAATAGGAGATACCTCCTCATCTTTTGATGAGATTGTCCTATCATCTGACTTCTGTAATAGAATATTTTCTGCCATTTTTTGAACATCATCTTTAGTTAGACTTTTTTCTTTTTCCACAAGACGCATAGTATCGATAAAACCTTTCTTTTTCTTTAGTTCATTATTATCCGAAATTTCTGTATCAGGAACTTTACCCTGTTCTCTAGCCCTCTCTTTAGCTTTGTCCTCATCAAATCCAAAATCTTTAATAAAGGTATTTACGGTAGTCATAAAATCCGCATCTTCAGTTTCTTCATATCCGAAAGCATCCGACATATCCTCTTCCCTAACTACAGATTCACCATAGTACACTCGATACCCTCTAGTAAGTGGGTCTTGGGTTTGGTGTCCCGCAGCGACTCTTTTATCCATAGTGGATAAACCAGGTGCGGTTGTCGCAGGGTCAAGAATGGGTATTTTAGAATTATTCATTGTACCATCATAGTCAACTAATTCGTCTATCTCAGACTTTTTGTCGTTATTTTCTAACTCATCTAATTCCCCTTGTGAATTGCAAGGTTTAAATGACTTTCTTTTAGTTTTGTGATAACCATCACAACCAAGCTCTTTTGCGACCTCTAAAGCTTCTTCTTTTGTCCTGAAAAGATATGACTTCATATTTAGTTTTTTTCTATAAATACCTCGAAGGAAGTATTTATCATAAAAAAAGGAGTATGCCCGGGCAGAATATAAATAATTATTATTTTAATAAATTAGATGCTAAACTTTCAGAGTACGGTTATTTTGATATTACGCTATCTTCAGATAAGGATGGTTATGACACAGAAGTAGTATTTTCAGACAAGATTATCGGTTATAACAACAGTAATCTTTTACCAATTAATATAGATTTAGATTCAGATTTATGTAATCAAAAAGAAAATTTACTATGGGATAAATTTTATTCCGGTAATACCCTAATATCTAAAACATACTATAACCCAAATAACGAGGATTTAAGTTGTAAAACCGCAACTACACTATGTGACATAGGTTTAACTGCAACAGATAATGGACTTTATGATAAAATGTCAGGTGAGAGTATAACTTTTACTATGGGTATTAACGACTTTGAACAGTTTAACCCACATTATTATGATAGACGATTTAAGTTACACCCTGTAACAGGTTATACAAACTCACCCAACCAAAGATTTTCAGGTAACTCAAAAGAGACTCTTTACAATATAGTTTCTAAAACCGGTAGTACTGTAGGTTATTATAATGAATTGTATGGAGGATTTTACCAAGGGTTCTATAAATTATTTGGTTACGATTACGAAGTATTCCCTGAAAGAGTAAATAAAGGGTGGACATCAGAATTACTACTAAAGCCAAGATTAAAAGAAATTTATTTCCCATCTTCAGGTCAAACTTACCTAAATGATGTTTATTCAGGTAATTCAGGTACTTTCTTTTTTATGGGTACAAGAGCTGAAAACAAGTACTATCACCCCGCTTCAGGTTCACCTGTAAGTGATACTGGTTATACTAGAGTGACTTCAGGACTTACTGAATGTATTAAAACATGTGCGTGTGCAGATACAGGAGTAACTAATTCAGATTGTTTCAAAGTTTATCCTCAAACTGCAACAACTCAAGTACACAGGACCGGTAGTTGTGGTAGTTACACTGAATCAGTTCCGGTAAAACTACAAGACCCCGACGATGACTTATTTTCAAATGCTCTGTCCATACGTTTTTCGGGTGACCCACAAAACCCAAGAATTTGTGTAAAATATATTAAATTTACAGGGGACTGTATTACAACAGGTACTTGTGAAAATACAGGCGTCACATATTCTTCGGGATACACAATAGTAGAAACATGTTCAACTAACGGAATTTATGATGATTGCTTATATAGTGGTTGTACATTAACAAAAGACGAGTCTTGGGTTATGGTTAGTACTGTTTTCGAAAGGTACGTTACTTTAGAAGATTGCGACTTATTGAATTGGGGTGGGTTAGGTGATGTTAGAGAACTGTTCTACCCATCTGAGCTTAATGGTGCGTCATATAATATGATTATGCCTCCACAAACACACAGTGGTGACACTAAAGAAGAGTTACGTTCCTATATTGAATTAAATAGAAAATGGTTTGAGGATAGAATTAAAAGATTAGGTGTTCTAAAAATTTATGTTAATGGGTATCTGTTCATGGAAATTGCAGATTTCGAAGAAATAATACCACATGAATTAAATACCGAAAAAGAAAAACAGTTGGGTGTACCATTTAATATCTCAATCGGAGGAGGTACACAGGGATTAAGAGAAAGTTTAGCGTTTAGTGGGTGTACGAATCGTGAAGGTCCATATATTCAGGACCCTGAACTTATGCCAAATCAAACCTTATCAGGTACTAGTTTATCAGGTTTGACTACAGATATTATTATGGAACCTACATTTGGTGGTACATTCATGGGTGGTATATCTCAATTTAGGATGTATACTGAACCTTTGTCCTCACCACAAATACAACATAATTTTAGAATTTTAAAAGATAAGTTTAACTTATATGATTTTTGGTGTGACAACTGTAAGGATTGTACCGTTGAAGAAATAGACATTAGTGGGTCTTTTAACCCTGGTTCTATAGTTTATTCATTTGACGCGTCTGCAACTACGATTTGTAACGAAGATTATAATATTAGTTTTACTTGTTTACTCGATACTGTAACGGGTGGGACAATTACTTTTGATGAGAACATAACAATATTAAAGGGAAATAGTACGGGTTCTACGGGTATAAAAACTTTAAATGATTATGAATTTAGTGCGTTAACTGAAACAGGTTCTTATGTGTTGTCAGCGACTACAGTATCAGCCACAACAACACCATTTAACTGTAACTTTAAAACTAATTTTATTTATGAATTAAACTTTAATGATTTACCAGTTAGTCCGACACCTACACAAACAATAACACCAACACTCACACCAACTAACTCTATAACGCCAACTATTAGTGTTACACCAACCAACTCCGTTACTCCAACTAACTCTATAACACCAACTATTAGTGTTACAGCAACTAATTCAGTAACACCATCTATAAGTCCTACCAACTCAGTTACACCTACTCCATCTATCACACCTACTAACTCGGTAACACCAACTTTTTCAGTCACTCCTACCAACTCTGTAACTCCTACTAATTCAATAACTCCGACAAACTCTGTAACACCAACACTAACACCTGACTCATCTACAACACCTACTCCATCTATCACACCTACAAACTCAGTAACACCAACTAATTCAATAACTCCAACAAACTCTGTAACACCAACTTCTTCAGTCACTCCGACAAACTCAATAACTCCTACTAATTCAATAACTCCTACTAATTCAATAACTCCGACAAACTCTTTAACACCAACTTCTTCAGTCACTCCTACCAATTCAGTAACACAAACCCCATCTACAACTACGACACCATCCACAACTCCAACTCCATCATTAACTCCGTGTTTCGAATACTTAGTCGACGATAATGGAGATTATATAACTGACGATGATGGTAATCTAATTGTACTAAAAGATTTATGTGCAAGCCCTACACCAACACCAACCCAATCATCCACTCCAACAGTAACACCAACAATAAGTCCAACAAATACCATTACACCTACAAATACAGTAACACCAACTTCTTCAGTCACTCCGACAAACTCTGTAACACCAACTAACTCAGTTACACCTACTAATTCGGTAACTCCAACTAATTCAGTCACTCCTACCAATTCAGTAACACCAACTTCTTCAGTCACTCCGACAAACTCTGTAACACCAACTAACTCAGTTACACCTACTAACTCAGTTACACCTACTAATTCGGTAACTCCAACTAATTCAGTAACACCTACTAATTCGGTAACTCCAACCAATACAATAACACCTACTAATTCGGTAACCCCAACCAATACAATAACACCTACTAACTCTGTGACACCTACTCCATCAATCAACTCATTACTTAGTTGTTATGTTGCCGGTCCATTAACTGCCGACACATCTAACGGAGCGGTATTCGATAGAAGTATTAACGTTAGTGGAGTATTAGAGGTTATTGCGGGCGCTGTTGGAGGACAGGCAGCGGTACCTGATGAATTTTCTAAAAAAGTCGCTCGCTCATTCCAATTAATAATGGACCCATTAGCCACAGGAATTACCTTATCATATCAAAATAATTTAGTAGCAACTTTAAGAGGTGATGAGGGTACTATACACGCAGGGTTACCAACGGCACAAAGAGTCGGGTACGGTAGTGGGGATGACTATGACCCTAATTGGTTAACAGATGAGGGTATATCAGGATACACAGGATATCAAGAATTCTTAGATACTCATGCAGTTAATGACATGGTATGGTACCAAAGCGGTTCCACAAGTGGTGATACGGTAATAACTGAGGTATTTGAACATATTTTACATACCGTACATCTATTTGGGATAATGGGTGCGGTTCCCGGCTCATCGACCGCGGTAAATTGGATGGCAGAAGAAAATCCAAATTGGCAAACAACAGACTTACACTTATCCATGAAACAAGCTATCGAGAATGGTATGTATGACCCAACTGACTACGCCCCTAATTGGAGTGGGGATACAGGTCAAGCTCAAGTGGCATATAAAGAGTATATGTACTTATTAAACTTCGGTATGTGGGAAATGTCCGAGTTTTGGGATGGTGGGTCATTATCTCCAGAATGGAATGATAGTATGAGAACTCCATCAGGAATTCAAACTAATAACATTTCAGGATATACATTGTTTAATAATTACTTTGCACCAGTACTGACTAAACCTAGTTTTACAACACTAAGAAATATTTTCCAAAATAATGGAGGGGGTAGTTCAGGATATGTCGCCGATGATTGTGTAACACCAACACCAACACCAACCCAATCAGTCACGCCTACAGTAACACCTACAGTAACACCTACAGTAACACCTACAATTACTCCATCAACATCCCCACCCGTAGATTGGTCACCTACAGATGTAAATGTAGTGTCATGGGTTGACGCTTCAGACACCACTTCATACAGCCCGTCTACCGGTACATTATCCTCAGTAAATGATAAAACAGGAACGTATAGTACTTTAAATGTTAATGGTACACCAACAATAGTCACAAATGGGTTAAATAGTTTAAGAGTATTTGATTTTGATGGTAATAAT